AAGAAATAGTTGATTTTTTAAAAACTTCAAAAGACAAATACGAAGTGAATCAAATATATTCAAATTACAAATCGAATGTGGTTTTGTCATCATGTCCAAATCTGAAACAATATCTTACTGATACTGGTATAATCCATAAATTCAATAGAATGTTGGTTTCAAGAGATATTAATTTTGAAAAAAGAGCCAAAGTTCATGTTGATAGTTATAATCCAGAAATCACACAACACTCTTTAAATATTGGATTGATAGACTACGAAGATTCTTACACTGCATGGTATAAAACGGATAGAATTAAATTAAAAGATAGTTCTGAGTTTGGATTAGATCCTGTTAAAAATTATGCCTATTTGTTTTTAGAAGAGGCGGAAGAAATTTCAAGAGTTGATTATAATTCTAAACCTTTGTTGGTAAATACAACGATATTACACAAAGGCATAAGTAATAAGCCAACAAGAGTAATTTGTGGATTAAGATTTTATCCTGAATTAACTGAAAGTGACATTTTAAACTTGGGTGTTAAAAACCCACATATACAAGAATAATATGGAAGCCAAAGACTTATTTGCTAAATGTAAATTTAGAGATTCACAACTGGAAGCAATGAAGCAAATATACCACAAATACTTTGCACCAAATATGACTGCACCGTATGCCGGCAAAGCTATTGTTGCTATATGGGAAGAAAATGGTGTATGGGAAACCACGAAAGGTAAAGACATCAATCACAACAATAGTGGATTTGTTTCAAAAGAGTGTCGATTGGATCCGCTTTGGAAAGAATTTGAAGATTTGTTACCTTACATGGCACAATCAGCATCAATTACAAAAATGTCAGCGGGTGATGTTATGATACCGCATGTGGACCGAAAGTGGCGAGCTGAAGCACTTTATTTCCCCATTGAAGGATGTTCAGAAAAATGTGTTTCGGAATATTATGATTTACCAAAAGAAACTACCAACAACAATCAAGTCAGCCGTGTTTTTCCACAAGCAACACACACCTATTCAATATACGGTAATGCTTATCTAACAAATGTACATGAGTGGCACGGTGTTAGAAATTTAAGCAATACTGAAAGAATTGCTGTTGGTTGGAATTTTAAAAATCCTAATATGAATTATAAAGAATGTTATGATATATTGGCCAAATTAGGATATTTGGAATAAAATGCCTTTTCTAGATATAAGTTCGTTACCATTAATAAAAGAAATTCAAGAAAATAAAGATAAAATTCGAAATGAATTTATTGAAATGATTAATGAAAAATTGTACAGAAAAAAATTGGATGATATAACATATTTTAATAAAGATTTTGTTGTAGAAAATATAGATACTATATCATTAAAAAATGATAGAAATTTAATGAGTCCAATTGAACAAGAAATTTATGATAAGTATTTGGATGAAACGAATAAATTAATAGAAATTAGATTTAAAGTTTGTCCTTATATGAAAAGTATTTTGGACAAATATGAAGATATTTTAAGTTGGACATTTAATATTAGTAGACCTGGTAGCCGTTTGAATAAACATTATGGACCAAACGGCATAACAGAAGGTAAAAAATCTGAACGAATAAGAGCGCAGATAACACTTTATCCTGGAGATGATTGTTATTTTTTTATAGAAAATGGTCTTGGAACAAAATATTTAAAATATACTTCAAATCTGTCCTTTGGTTTTGTTGATGGCCAAGATTTACATTGGATAGAAAATAGAGGAACACAAACTAGAATAGTTTTAATTATAGACATAAAGGCATCGGAAATGACGAACAATTTACCAACATTGGAACCAACAGGACAAACGATAGATCCAAAATATCAAATTGAAGTAAAACTTCCTGTAAATTTTGTGCCGCATGATATGGACCATAAAGGTCAAAAAATAGTGTCTTATCCGGTTTCATATATTAACCAAGATTTTATAGATTTTCTTTCTGGATTAGGTGTGAAAGTATTGGGGGCCGAATATTTTTACAGAGAAAAAGGACAGAATGGTGGAATACACATTGATGGAAAAGTTGAAAGTGATTTCTGTAAATTAAATTTTGTTTATGGTGGCGGTATCAGTTTAATGAGATGGTATAAACTAAAAGAAGGTAAAAAAATAAAAAGTCAAACAACCGAAATTGGCACATCTTATCTTTATGCTGAGTTTGATGATGTTGAACAAGTTTGGGTTTCAAATATGACTGGGATTAATTTGGTAAATGTCGGCCAGTTACATTCAATAACAAATGTAACTGAACCTAGAATGTGTTATAGTTTAATATTAGGCACAATGGATGGCAAACAGCTACATTGGTCAAAAGCAATAGAATTATTTAAAGGTTATTATGAATAACAGATGTTGGTATGAAACTACCATAGATTTTGATCCTTTATTCAGCAAAGATAAATTACCCCTTATTGGTGAAAATGAATATACAACACATGAGGGTATTTGGAAAAAACCTTTAGAGGAAATATTTTCAGAAGATTGGATTTCTCATTTGAAATCTTTGCCTTTACTTATGTGGGATAGCGTTTTGTTGTTTTATCGTAGGCCACATTATTATGCTCACAGAGGTCATGTAGATGTACAAGATACCTGCTGTGGAATAAATTGGATTATTGGTGGTACCGATTCTGAAATGATTTGGTATGAAATGCCAGAACATGATAAAGAAATTAAAACATCGGTTGCCGGTACTCCTTATTTGTCTTGGCCTGTACATGAAATGAAAGAAATTGAAAGACACACACTTAGCACAACAAAATTAACATTGGTTCGTGTTGATATACCACATGCAGTTCTTGTTAGAAACGATGACAGATGGTGTGTTAGTGTTCGTACAGTTGGTGAAGTTTTTAATTCTTGGGACACCACTATCGATCATTTTAGGTCTTTAAATTTGTTGGTAGAAAGATAATATGTATTTTGCAAAATTAAACAAAGAGTTTACTTTGGGTGAATATGAAAAAGTGAGAGAAGTTATTTCTTATGGAAAAGAACGACCAGATGAATTTAAAGGTATACAATACAGTAGAGTTAAAATACCAAACATGCATGATGTATATCAAGTCATACCTCAAAGATTTAGAAAACATTTTGGTTTAAATTTGATGAGAATTAATAGTGTGGTTCCCGCACACACCGATAGTTACATAAAAATGTGTATTAATTTTTATACACAAACAGAAAATTGTATTACATATTTTCATAAACCAATTGTGGAAAATCCTAAAAAATACCAAATACCAAATCAATCCGATGGATATATGTTTGATGAAACGGATTTAATGCGTGATGATAATTTTATTGCCAATACAGGTGAAGCGTGGATATTGGATGTTACCAAACCACATAGTGTGGTACCACTTGGTGATATAAAGGAACGAAGAGCATTCACTTTAGCCACAACAGCATTTACTTTTGATGAAGTTTGTGATATGCTGAGAGAAACAGGAAATTTATGACATTTACATTTTGCCCACCTAAAGTCCTTGCTGACTTAAAATCTGAAACCTTTCCCGATGGTAAGCGTTATTATACACTAGAAGATGGTACCAAATTACCTTCTGTCACCACAGTTCTTGGTGCTCAGAAGAAAGAAGCCATTATGAAGTGGCGTAAGAGAGTTGGTGAAGAAGAAGCCAATCGTGTATCAAGGATCGCAACAGGCCGTGGTACCAATGTACATACATTATGTGAACGATATTTAAACAATGATTCATTAGGTGATATTATGCCTGATGCCAAAGAAATGTTTATGTCGTTAAAGCCATTACTCAATCGTATCAATAACATTCATTACCAAGAGTGTGCATTGTGGTCTAAACAGTTGGAGATGGCAGGTCGTGTGGACTGTATTGGTGAGTTTGATGGTAAGTTATCTGTAATTGATTTCAAAACATCCAAAAAGATTAAATCAAGTGCTGATATTGAAGATTACTATTGGCAAACGGCCGCATATGCTTTGATGTATGAAGAAATGATTGGTACACCTATAAATAACCTAGTAATTATTATGGCAGTTGAAAATGAACAGCCATTAATATTTAAACAACAGACACAAGACCATATTCCTGGTTTAGTGAAAGCAATAAAATATTATAAGGACCAGAAATGAAAAATATCTTAATCGCATTATTGTTAATTACCTCAACAACAGTATTTGCACAAAAACAAAAAGAAGGCGTAACATATAATGCCACTATTACCAGAGTAATTGATGGTGATACTGTAGCATTCCAAGCACTATGGTTACCAGACCCATTGAAGAAAGAATTGTCAATTCGTGTATTTGGTGTGGATACTCCAGAAAAAGGATTCAGAGCACAATGTCCTTCTGAAGATGCTCGTGGCCAAGCCGCATCGGCATTTACTAAGAGTTTGATTAATGGTGCTACTACTCGCCAAGTGGTATTAATGGATTGGGACAAGTATGGTGGTCGTGTCCTAGGTGATGTACTGTTAGATGGTAAATCGTTGCGAACCATGTTGATCCAACAAGGATATGCACGGGAATACTATGGTGAAGCAAAGACCAGTTGGTGTAATTGATGCTTGACAATTAAATGGTTTTATGTTATAATAGTTTCCTATTTCGTTAAAATAGGTGGTGGGTCGGATTTAATTTGGATAAATAATATTACTAGACAACACACACAACCGTCCAGTAACACACAAACACACACAGGAGTAATAACATGAGTATGACACCGTATGAAATTCGATTAGAATTATTAAAGATGGCACAAGGCCTAGTTTCTGATGAGTATTCTTATTTAAGAACTGCTAAATTAGAACAATGGCAAACACAGGTAGAAGCAGCAAAAATTGCTGGCCGTGAATCTCCTGATATCCCCGAGCTGCCACCATTTCCCACAGAAGCAGATATAGTTAAGAAAGCAGAATCACTTAATCTATTCGTTTCACAAACTCCTCCACAAACTGAAGTAAAAATAACAAAGAAAACGAATTCGTAATTGGAGAAATCGTGCTGCGGTTTGGCACGAACATCAAAAAGGAAGAAAGATGTTAAGTATCAAAAAAACTATAGCAGTTACATTAAGTCTGTTGGTTGTTGCTTATGTTACACCAACACTATCTAATGAAGTTACTAAGAAAGAAGTTTCTGAGAGTTACAATAAGCAGGTAGAATGCCTTGCCAAAAATATCTACTATGAAGCAGGTGGTGAATCTTATGAAGGTAAATTGGCAGTAGCACAGGTCACATTGAACCGTGTTAGTTCTGGAAAGTTTCCATCTGATATTTGCTCAGTTGTCTACCAAAAGACAGTAGATCAAAATTTAAGAACCATCTGCCAATTTTCATGGACTTGTATGGCTAAAGAATTGGTATCAAAGAACAAGTACACATGGGAAGAATCCCAATTGATTGCCAAACGTGCCTTGACAGAACCAGTCCTACATGATATAATAGCAGAATCAAAAGCATTATATTTCCATGCTACTTACATTAAGCCTGATTGGAATCGGACTAAAATTGTTAAACAAATAGGAAATCATATATTTTATAGTAAGATTTAATATGCCAAGTCGTGATGAGATTAAAGAATTTAGTATGATGGTAGAAAAACTGGCAACAGATGAGCATCTAACATTAATGGATGCCATTTGTCACCATTGCAAAGAAACTGGACTAGAAATTGAAGTGGCTGCCACAATGATATCTTCTGCTCTCAAGGCAAAGATTCGTGAAGAAGCACAAGAATTAAATCTATTGAAAAAGAGTTCAAAACTACCAATATGACCGAGAATACAGGCTTTGCAGCATATGCCTTATGGAATGCTTTAAAGTTACATTTTACTTCCGATAGTTATGATTACTTTAAATACCACGGTAAAACCAATGTATCTAAACAATCATTTACCATTCGTAAAGACAAATACTATTTCTATAAACTTAGCCGAAAATATTCTTTGGAAGAATTAAAGAATTACTATGTGGCAAATATGATAAGTGGTAA